GTCCCAGCCATAGCCACGCTTGGCATTGAGGGAGTCCCATAAATCTATAAAGGGAAGAATAGTCATATTTTGCGTTCTGCATCCCTCGTCCCAAACATCTTGAGTAGTTATCTCCTGCAACCTCTCAACCCTTACCTCGGTAATCTCAAGGGTTAGCCGTGAAGCCCAGCGTGGCATAAAGATTGAGGGTCGCCATCGGCAAGGTGATTGACTTATATCCCAAGTATAGATACCCTCTGCGTTCTGTTTACTGTGAGCCTTCTCTGCATCCTCGGTGCTTTGGATGGCAACTCGTTCATACCATTCCTCATAATTAAAGTTGTCTGTATTAAGTTCTTCCATTGTCTGCCCATCTTTGAAAGAGAACAGCATAGCCTCACCTTCCATAAAAGACTCAACTCGCCAAGACTCCCTCACCCAGAGCAAGTCCCCTACCTGACCATAGGGGCAGGGGAAGTTCGGCTTTATATCTTTGCATAGTTCTGCCTCTGCTTGTAAATCAGCCATACTTGGCTTCCCTGCACTTCCTGATAAGAAAGCATCTCTTTCCCTAGAGGGTCGTCTGGGGTCTTTAACCACCCGCCTAGTCATAGTCTTCCTGCCGCCAAAGATAGCTTTTACCATCTCCGTGCTGAATATGATTGGATGTTCCATTACCTTAGCCTCCATAGACTTATAGTTACGACTAAAACAATTCCGATGATTAAGGCTATTATTATAATAAAGCTAGTACTCATCTAGCCTCCCATTACCTCAACTATAGCTATGCCTCCAGCTACGCAGAGCGCCAATAGAGCCAACAGCACCAGTATCGCTTTTAACCTCACCCTATCCACTTTCCACTCTCCATTCTTTTAGTTTGGCTTGCCACCTATTTGTGGTGGTTAATTGAATTAGGGGTATGGCATCCCAATAGTGCGCTAATTCCTCCACCACTTCCTTTATCCCCGCCTTGAATGAGATTTCGGCTTGTTTTACTCTCTCCTCATAGGCATTGTCTCCCTCATATATCTTCCTGCTCATCACTGTATCTATAACTTTCATCCTACTTCACCTCCTTTACCCAGCCGTTAGGAATTTCGACCTCAACTTGATGCCCTTCATCGTAGAACTCTCTATGAGCTTCTCTATCCACTATAGCTAGCTCAGGGATGGAGAGTAACTTCTCAACTATTTTCTCGGGCATACCTATTGGCATACTTATTTCCTCAAGCATCAGATAACCCATCCTTGATTTTATCCTGTCCCTTATCTCTGACATCTTTACCTCCCAAGTTTTGGTACGAACATATCCAACATCTTGAACGAGTAGAAGCCGGACTTAAACCGCTTGTCCTGCTTTAAGAAGAGGACTTCTAGCCTCCAGAGGTCATACTTACCATGGAGGTCTTCTCCTCCGCTGAACATATCAGTTACACAGTTGTGGCTAATTAGAGTAGATATACTACTACCGTCTTCTAGTTGCCTTTCTCCTATTAGCCTATAGTATAACTTAGCTTTACTATGTAGCATTCCTTTTATCTCCAATGACTTTATATTCAATCGAATTACACCTTGAGCAGTGGTAATACCAAGCCCACTCCTCGTGAAACCAGACTCTCTTAGCTTTGACCTTAGCTCTACAATACCAACAAGTCATTTGAGTAGTCCTTTGTACTCATTATTGATATGAACCTGCATCAGTTCCGAACCTAGAGTAAAAGCCAATGCGATATGGTTAAGGTCTGTGGGTATATGACATTTTGGGCACTCATCAAAGTACAGTTTGTAGCTTACATCAGCATCATTTGAAATACTCTCCAATTGCTTTTTTAGTTCTTTAGCTTTCATAGTTACCTCCAAAACTCGTAAAGTCTTTTGGCTAGCTTCTGCCCTAGCCCACGTACTTCAGCTATCTCCTTAAGGTCAGCAGCGGCTACTAAGTTAAGGCTCGGGAACTTGAGTTTAATCTCCTTAGCCTTAGCAGTTGATATGCCATAAACTTGGGATAAGACACCTATGTAAGGGTCGCCAGAAGGAGACCTAGCTATACTGGCATGGAACTCCTTTGAGTAGTATTCCCTCAGCTCAAATATCCTCTCTACAGTGTGAGCTAGGCTTGTAGTAATCTGCAACCGGCAACCCAAGTCCTGCAGTGTCTGCAGGGCATTCCAAACCTGCTCCCAGGTGAACCTTTCTCTCTTTTCACCATATAAGTAGCCACCTTCCTGAGCCCAGTGCCCTTCAATAAGCAGTATTGGGAAAGTTGAAGCTTCAACCAAGTTGCGGCATTGACGCTGTAGCTGTCCAGACTGTAGGTCAGTCAATAGCTGTGCTACTGTCTTACGCTCTACTAGCACTGCTTCACCGGCTACATCTTGAAACTCAAAGTCGCCACACTGCAGAGCTTCTGGTGTCCAGCCAGCTCTAACCAAGGGCGTGGTAATATCATTTGGTTCTCTTGTATCTACTTTAGGCACTTATTCCCTCCTTTTATTCCCTTTTGAGCTTGCTGAAGCTGGTGGGCTAAAGCCCTGTTCATTCCGCACCATTAAGCCGTCTTACTCTAGCTCACTCCAGCAAGCTCGCTCACTTTTCTGACCTCCTTATATCGGCTCGCTACTGACAGCTCTTAATAATTATTTAGCTCGTAGCGAGCCGATTAAGGAGATTAGATAGCTTTCTCGACAGCAGCGCCGGCGTCAAGGGTTCTCAAGCCGCTGATACGCACTTCGCCCAGGCCTTTCGGGTCTCGGCTCCAGTCAGCATAGCAACCAAGCGGGAACTTGATGCTATACTTGACTACGCCGTTCACGGCTGTATGAGCTATGTTGAGCCCGTCAAGCACGTCCTTTTCCTTAAATGCACCTTTGGTGAACTCAGCTGCGATAACACCGCGCCCCTGAGCTTTGAGCTTCGGGTCATCGGTCTCGAAGATGAACCACCTCTGCTCCTTCTCAGTAAAGGTGGGCTTCATAGATTCGACCAACTTGGACTTAAAGAAGCCTTCTTGGGACGGCATAAAGAATTGTGAACCACCACGCTTGAAAGACTCCTCATCCACATGGTCCTCAAAGTCAGTTGCTCCACTTTCAGCAGCAGGCGCTGGTGCTGGAGCCGCAACTTCAGCAGAAGCTGGACCTAAAGTTGCTACACCTTCAACTATGGTGCCTCCAGCTTTGGTAAATGCTTCCTTATCTGCATCAGTTGCTACTCCTGCGTCGATTATAGCTTTCAATCTTTCTTGTTCTGTAGCCATTAGTTTTTGTACCTCCAATCTAGTTTAGTATTAGCTATAGCTAAGATTAACCTAGTAGTTATTACTTATACTACATCACCTCCTTTACACTTCGTCTGTGAATTCTCCTTACAGAAGAAGCTGGCACTACCCAAGACAATTGAGTACGGTCTTCATCCATGTGAATGTTAATAGCATCTGAGTTGCCGCGTGGCTCTCCGATAGTACCTTTCTGCCCCTTCCTTGCATACGCAAACCATAACCATCTTCTAGCATCTACCTCATCTACTACTACCACCCTTGTTCCTTGTCTAAACATAGCCTGCCTCCTTTACTTTAACAGCTTGCTATCACTACCCAGATAAAGGTAACATACAAAGCTCCCATCAAGACTAGCAGTACAATCATAGGTTTATTGAATATCACAGCCCCGTCCCAATCTTCTTTTCGGCATCGTTCTCCGGCTCACCTTTATGGTTAATATAAGCTAATACTTTAGCTATAGTTGGGCTTACCCAGGTTCTGCCCTCTCCGAACCGGCTCTTAGTCTCCACTCTAGGATGGTTACGGCACGACAAGCAGTAGTATGACCGGCTATCATCCTTGCCAAGCGTAGATATAAAGGTTTCAGCAACCAGGCTAAACCTAGCCGGGAAAGTAGTTCTGACTTGTCCTGATAGCTGTGGGTAGATGTGTTCCTCCTGAGTACGTGGGTTCTTAGCCACACCTTCAAGCGTAGTGAATAGCTTCACTTTGTACGGCAACTTTAAGACTTCAGATGTAAAGCTCTCTAAGGCCGTAAACAGCTCACCCCACTGCTGTATCTGCATCCGCCTTTCGCCCAGTAGCAGTTGTTCTCTAGCTTTACGCTGGAACTCAGTAACGCCTTTATCCTTGATGAGCTTATCATCTGCCCAGCTCTTAGGCTCAAGTATTACTTTACGCTCTGCTGTCTTCTGCATGGCACCGAAGTCGTCTATGGCTATGCAGTCGTAGTCCTTTGAAGCGACTACTATCTGGGCATAGCATTTCCATATATCGAGCCAGTTCTCGATGATTATGACCTCCGGGTTGAAGCCCATACTGGTAATAGTCTCAAGCCCTCTAGCATCTGAGGTTACTACCAGCGTCTTTGGCATCAGCTCAACAAGTGTACCTATAAGGTGTGTTTTACCGGTACCACTACCGCCGATTACTAGGATGTTCTTTGGTTGTTCGATTTCACTTAGCTTCATCTAATTTCCTCCTTAGCTCAATTTCTGTTATCTCAATAAGCGTTTCTCGGATGTCTAATAGAAGTGTGAGTGCCAATATGGAGAAGCCGTGAGCACCTCCTTTTGGCCAATCCTTATTGACTTGTTCTATTGTTTCCCTAACTCGCTTTGTTGGCAATGACCTCATTTCAAGCCTCCTTTCTCCTCATTTGCCCTGACAATTCCTGCCTAGCAATATCCACATAGCACTTCTTACATCGACCGGTGAAGTGCGGCATCTTTGACCGGCTTTCCTGTGTCCATCTCCCTTCCTTGCATACTGGACAAATTACCCAGATGTACCAGAACAAGCCTACTTTCCTTCTAAAATCTGTTTTCATTTTAAGTAGTTAGCCTCCAAATAGTCTTGACAAGCTGACCAGTCAGCTGTCTCGTGCAAAAAACAAGGCAACCAGAACTGGCACCGGTTGGGGCAGTCAAAGGCAAAGTGAGGCTCATAAAGATACTTCTCATAGTTATTAACAGCCTTGACTGTCTTGTCTGATATACCAAGCCACTGGATACTCTTAAAGAGCTTTTCGCCTCCTTCTAGCCTTGGTGGCCTAATGTGTCTGAATATGCCCTCCTCTGAGATAACATCGTAGATTACCAACTTGATAGTATCATCATATCCTGGCGGAACCCAAAAGCGAGGAAGAGTATTGGATAGCACATGGGCATACAGGTCAACTTGTCCTGATACATCATACCACCGCATATCAGGCGACTTGCTAGTCTTGTAGTCAACTATAACTCTCTGCTCTTCTGGCTCTGCGTAGTGAGCTATAAGGTCAACATGGCATACTACATTACCTAGCTTCAATTCAGTTTCAACCAGCGGTGCTGTGTAGTCTTTAGCCCAGTGCTCAATATAGCGGCTAGCTAGTTCTTTAGCCCTCTTAGCACTTGCTTCAAGCTCCTTTAGAGCCTTAGCTTGCTTACTGCTATCATCTAGCTTCTCGAGCCTTACTATTACCTGTTGCCCTGCGACTTGAATAGCTTCTAGCCAGTCAGTACCTCTGAAGTGAGCTGCTGTAGCAGCGTGAACAAACTGCCCAGTCATTAAAGGCTCAGGAGTTTCAATAGGCTTATACCCGAGCAAGCCAAAGCCATATAGCCTAGGACATTTTCGGTATGTACTTAAACCTGTGTAGCTAGCCATTATTTACCTCCATCTATAAGTTTCTCAATTGCAAGACATAGAGCTAGGGCTGGAGTTTCTGATATAGAATCACATATTGTGTTGTGTACACTTTTTACTAATACCTCAGCCTGCACACCACATATAATTCCACCTTGGTGTGCTCCATAAGAGAATGTAATATCTAATCCTGTAATCCAGCGATTTGTCCCCTCAACCTTCTTATCTAGCTTCGGCACAAGCCACTTAAAGCAGGCATCTAGGGATTGGGTGAAGTTAAGTTCCTCTCTACGCAAAACATTATCTACATACCAGAGAAACTCCTCATCATCTTTCCCTACCCATTCTGCCAGCTTTTTATTAAGTTCTTGTTCTGTCATTTAGGCTTCCAATCCTTCCTGCTTTCAATGCGGAAAGCAGCTCTTACTGCTTTAATTCCCTCTTCCATAGTGAAGTCTTTACCAAGCTTCTTCCTGGCGTCCTTCATTACAGCTTCCATCTTGAATAGCTCATCAGCAGTAAAGACTTCCCGCTCCATGCACATAGCTGAGAGAGCCAGGGTAAAGTCGATTAGTTGACTAAGCGCTGTCTGAGCTTTCTCAAGCGCAGTTGGTACCCTTGTCCACTCAAATGGAAACTGTGGTCTGTGGTCATCTTTTGGCATCACTTCTCTCCTTTCTTAGCTTTCTTTTTGCCAACTACTGTGTGCCGGTAACCACTACCCGGAGCATTAACTCCGGCATAGTGCTCTGATGCAGTTTGGTACTTACCACAAGTAAGAGGCTCAAGCCCACAGTGACCACCTACAAGGCTCACACCTTGGTCAAAAGGAGCATCAACTGCATGTGGCTTTACCTCCCAGCTAGGTTCTCCATTACAGTAGCCCATTGAATCTTTGACACATCTCCACGTTACCATTGTCGTTCTCCCTCCTTAAAAGGTAAGCTAATAGCAGTATCAGCTTTAGCCAATAGCTCTTGAGTTGCTTCTCTAGTGTTGTCAATAGCTTTATTTAAGCCCATGCCGTGGTTCTTACCTCCACAGCAGCAGATACACTCTGCGCCTTTAGCGCCGTAGCACCGGCTATTGCAAGTCCTAGTCTTACCTCCGCTTGTCCTTTCTACAATCAGAGCTACCATTATTCCTGCACCTTTAGCTGCCTTACAGTAAGCACTACTGACACTGATTCCCTCAGCAGCTTGTTGAAAGTAGCTTCGTCCAGTAGCTCCTTAGCTTCCTTTACCGAGATGCGCTGGCTTACCCTAGTATCAATCCAGGCTTTAAGGTTACTATCAGCTATAGTGTACTCCCTCATACCGGTAGTTTTGAAAGCTTCCAGTATAGAAGCTTTGGCTACCTCCAAGCTCATTTCAATGCGCTTCTTTTCTTCCTGTAGTTTGTGGTAATACTCAACTGTCTCAGTTAGCTGTCCTAGAGCGGTTCGTTCAGTTACCATTATCTATTCTCCTTAACGTATTCCTTCATCTGCTCCTCAAGCTTACCTAGTTCTTCAATTAAGCCATGTAAGCCGGCAAAGTAGGCAGTTGCAATCCACTTCCTCTTATCAGCTTTTGTTGTCTTTCTGCCCATCGTCCACTCTCTACCTTCGTCAGCTCGCTTAATCCTTGACTCAGCGATTGAACTAGCACTGAACTTGAGCGCCTTCTCTATAAGTGTATCTGGCCTATAACTCATTGCTTACCTCCTTTTACGAACTTCTCGTACTGCTCTTCAGTTACCCTTACCAAGCCATCTATCTTAAGCGATTCTAGCTTGCCACTATATATCCACCGGTAAACAGTCTGAGGGTGTACCTTGAGCTTTTCAGCTATTTCATTTACTGTTAGCATTCGCACCTCCTTTGCTTAAAATGAGCTTCTGGCCCTTGCCCAAGCCTAAACCAGTTCCAAAGACTCCAAAGTGGTAAGGGCATAGGTTAGCCCAGTATCCATATATTGTTTTAGCGTCGTACATTTCGTTAAAAGTTCTTCCGCAATAATCGCACTCGGGAAGCTTAATTACCTTAACCTCAGTATGAGGTTTAACCTTGCTTTGGTTCATTGCCTACACCTCCAACTGGATAGATTGTCTTATGCCCACACACTTTGCAGACCCAAGCCTCAAACATTACCTTGCCGGTTTCAGCACCAACAATGTCCTTCTTAGGATTCCTCTCCCAAGAGTCCCTTGACTTACACTCCCGGCAATATACGGGCTTGCTCATCTTTTCTACTCCTTTACTACTTATTATGAACTACTAATCAAGCTCGTTATATTTTTCTATGGCATCTGCAAAATTGGCAGCATCTAGGACTATTACCCCGCTCCTGCTTACCCTAAAATAAGACATACCTTCGGGCAACTTCGTGATAACAGTCAATCGCTTGCTTGTGTTCCCGCCCGCACTAGAGGCTAGAATATGAGTAGCCTCGTAGCCGTCAAAATCAGTTGCTTTAATTGTATGTTTCATTTCCTATTCCCCCCTTAACTGCTTAGTTACAAGTGTTAAACAAACCTAGGAAACTCCCTCTTTGTTTTTTTAGGTTCTAGTTCAGTAAGGCGTTCCCTTAATAGGTTCTCATAATCTGCTAGCTCAGCTATTGTCATAGTTTTGACATCCCGTTCATGGTAAGCTACTAAACGCTTGTGATTCGCCTCTGTCATTGCCATCTCTCTTTACCTCCTTTAACTATCGTTATGGAACTGTTAAGCTTTAAGCAAGTCTTTGAATTTGTCTTTGAATTTGCTCATCCCTTCACGTAGTTCTTCATTGTGCTTTTGAGTAGCCTTTGCTGTTTCCTCTCGGTTCATATACTCATTTATCTGATATTGTAAGGCGCTTATGTCGTCTATATTCATCCACTGTGCTGGATGCGGATAATCAAGCGGGAATATTACTTTTAATTGAGTCTCTGGCTTAGTATAAGCGTGTTTTTTCCCATCTTCGTCTTCCCAGTAATCGTCAGGCACCCAAGTTTGTTCTTCGAAGGTAAAGCCTAAATCCTTTGCCTTTGCTAATAACTCCTGCCAGTTCATTGTTTCTTCTCCTTAACTTTATCGTTGCATGTGTTAACTTTCAAATAGCTCGTTCCAGCGCTCAATTACGTCAGCTATTTGCTCACGTTCTTTCTCTTGCTCAGCTACAGCCTCTTCCCACTTTTCCTCATCTCTCTCAGCTAAGATATGCTCCTCTATTAGGTTGGCTATGTATTGTGGTTCCAGAGCATCTAGCTCCCATGATTTGTCTCCGTATTCAGCTACATAACTACCGAACCGGGAATCAGTCATCTTAGCTGGGTTAGGCGGTGGCTGTACCTCTTCTATTTGCTCCATGGTTAAAGCTATACGCCTAACTTCAACATCTCCATAGCTGAATAGGTCTAGCCTATCTTTGATGTCTCGTGTCATATCAATACCGCTAGGGTCGTGGTCTCCTAGGTGAAGGATGATAGTTCTTTGGTCGTTCTGGTCGTACCGGAGTATCCGCCTAGCAGCACGCCACATCTCTGAATCTGAGACATAGCCTCGGCACGAAAAGAAAGGTACGTCGTTCTCCTTACATACCTTCTCAATGACGCCTACTAGCGCATCCTTCTCAATCCATACTTCCATTCGGACATCTTGGGTAGCCCATAAGTCTCTGTGGTAGCCGTCTCTTGCTGATTGTAGTATGCTTTGAGGGTCGTCCCAAGAGCTAAGTTCACGTAGGAAGCGAGTACGGTCTTCAATAGCGTTCCAGTCAATCCTACCGGCACGCCTAGCATCACTAACAATAGTACCTAGCTTATTGTAGGCTGCCTCAGTGTTAAGCAACAATGCTCTGGCTACAAACTGGTAGTATAGCTGCCTTAGTGTGAGGCTGAATCCTTGCGCTTGGTACTGTTCGATTATCTGCTCTGCAGAGGCGATGGTTTCCTCTGTCTGAGCTGTGAACTTCTTCTTTATGTAGGCTATTTTTGGCATTTACCCGTAACTCCTTTATACTATCTTATACTTACTTATACTGTAAGTGTAAACTACTTTAACCATATACACAAGCCCGATGACAGTTAAGTTTGACTACACTGACTTATACATCTTTATACATCTCCAGCATACTCACTATCTCATACATTTACTGGCTTTTTCACTGGTTTGCTATAGAATAGCCGGCTATCGCCATTAAAGCCAAGCCTGAGAGTATCCTTACTAGCCTTACCCAGTGGTCTTTACGCCAAGTCTGCTTGCCACCTTGGTAATCAGGAGCATTCATATATAATGTAATGCTTAAGATACCGTCCCAAAGCACAGTACAACCTAATATACCTACAATGTACCATAGTAATACCATACTACCCCTCTATATCAGTTTTAATACCACCGCGAATAGCTACATCTAAAGTAACTTTGAGCTCTTTAGGTTCCACAGCATTCCTGAAATCCTGGCGTATCTTATCTAACAGTAGCTCATGTATGATAGGTAGGTTCCTATAAGCTAGAAAGTAATACCTTAAAGACTTTAGCTCAGGCACCTTGTTACCCGGCTCGTACTGTATGATGAGGGTATAAGTGTCAGGCAACGCTGTCATAGGACAGATAGCAGTAAGCTCACTGAAGCTATAGCTTACAGTCTCACCTTCTCCGAGGTAAGGCAGCACAGCTATCTTAGGCATCTCAGCATCTCTCGCAGCGTAGAAGATTATCTCTAGCTGCTCCTTGCTCATATCCTCAATCTTACTTGCGAACTTATCCTTGTATTCCTGGTAGACTTCATCTGGGCTCATTTCCTTCTCCTTGATTTTATTGCTTTTCTTAACCCGTATGTACCGATTATAATACCTACTGAATTGACAATAATCATTGCCGGTAGGATAAGCAGCAAGCTATAGCTGAGGAAGCATACTGCAGCCGCCAACAGGCATGCTTTGATAAGTATGAGGTCCTTAAATAGCATGCTGCCATATATGATTACCCCTGCTAATAGCCCGATACCTTCTATCCACATGTTATTACTCCTAGCCTAGCCTATAGCTTTACTTAACTTGGAACTCGACTTCTTTCACAGTTCGCTCGAATGATTTAGCCCAGTAGATGAAAGGCGTGTCAAACACAGCTACGATGAACTTCATTAGGTAAGTTGTCAGCAGTATCTGGAGCCAAATCTCCATAGGGAATAAGCCGAGCAAGGCGATAGTAGCGAACACTGTGGTATCTATAGCTTGTGATGTCATAGTTGAGCCACAGTTCCGCAACCATAGTAGCTTACCGCTTGTCTTACGTTTCAGCCAGTGGAAAGCAGTGATATCGAAGTGCTGCGAGAGTAGGTAAGCAATCAAGCTACCGGCAGCTATGCGTGGCATCATTCCAAAGATGGTTTCAAGTGAGCCCTGTGCAAAGTCTGAAGCGTGAGGCACAAACCTAATTGCCAGCTGTCCCCATACCGTTACCATTATCATAGCGCAGAAGCCAACCCATACCGCTTTCCTAGCTGCTTTCTTGCCGTAGACCTCAGACAGTACATCAGTTGCAAAGAAGATGCTGGCATACAATATATTACCTAGCGTAGTTACCAGCGCGAATATCTCCACTGTCTTGAGTACTAGGATATTGCACAGGATGATTGAGGCTACGATGGTGGCGTACAGCCCTGCTTTACCCCACAGCTTGTACATCAAGACCGCCATGCACAGGTCTACAAACAAGAACAAGAACCAGTACCAAATGTTTATTACTTCCAAATTATCTCCTCCTTTTCGCCGGGTTTGGAGAACCGGCTCTTTTTTATTGCTGGGTTGAGTACCAGCTAAAAGCCATTTAAGGCTAGGCTAGGCTAAAATAACCTCCCTTGGTTACCTGTGTTTTCCTCACTCACCTTTTTTATATTCTTGAGCCACTCTAGCTTCTCATAATCTATAATCGCTCTAGCATTGAACAAGCACAGCTCTTTCCACTCTGTGAATAGTTCCCAACCAGATACTCGGCTGAAGTCAGCAACAGCAGGTAGCCCATCTTTATAGCCAGCTACTCTGCCGTGTATTGCGTTTTGAACCCACGTCAGCGAGTCCATTGAGTAAGGCTGATGAGTGTAGAAAGCTCCCATAGCAGTGGCGCCGAACAGGTGAAACTTATTGTCAGGATACTTCTCAGCAGTGTAGTCCCAAAACTTCTTCAGCTTGCCAGTAGTTATCCTGCCGATAGCTAAGCCGCCCAAGCCAACGTATTCATACTTGCTGCAGTAGTAGTCAAGGACACTTTCAGGTTCACCGTAGTGGTAAACCGGTAAAGGTTTTAAGCCATCAGCTTCCATTGACTGCTGGTTCTCCAAGGTCTGCTTGGGGTCATGCAAGTCATCGAAGTTGACATAGGTCACTACCATTGGGTACTTGTCCAAGTGTATCTGTAGCCAAAGCTTGTAAGCCCCAAAAGTAGTCCTCATATAGCCCTTCTCTGTAGCTGCTGAATAGGCACCGCTATCAAGCATCATCTCTGGTAGCAATAGGGGTGCTTTTTCCTTCGCAGCTACATCAGCAAAGCTGTAGAGTGCTCGTACTGCACCGGCTTGCTTCAGTACCTCGCATCCTCTTTCGCCTAGACCGCCGATAGCTAAGTAAATCTTCATAACCCTGCTTCTTTCATAGTCTCTTCTAGTTTTTTAGTGAGTGAATATACATTAGTATTAGATTCCGTGTGTTCTTTAAGGATTTCCAGTGCTTCAAGGTCAGCGCTGGTATTGAGAGCAACATGCCGAGGTAACCTCAGCTTGGACATTAACTGCCCTGTGCTCAAACTGCCATTTTCCCTAATCACCATGATGATATCTAGCTTGGTTTTAGGGATAGTATCTCTAGCTATTCTCATTATGTGTTCATAAGTATATGTCCCAAGAACGTAGAGAGATTGTGCTAAGCGACTAAACTGCAGAGCTAACCTAGTACCTACTTCCGGCTCTGGCTTGGTAGTTATCTCATTCCTGAAGTTTCTGGGTACGCCAGTCCTAGCGAGAGCAGTAAAGTTGGCTAGAGCAATCAGCTTATTGATAGTCTCGCTCTTCAATACCGGTATTTCCTTGGTTTTGAACTTGTAGAAGTCGAGCGCAATCCTGAGTATCTCACCAATTTCCATCCTCATCTGCAGTTCTTTGTTTAGATGCTTTAATGCTCCTCTAGTAGCTAGCATGCGGTCGTACTGTGTCCTAATCCTGATGAAGCGTTCTCCTAGCAGTGAATGCACGGCAGTAAAATTGTCTATGATTGGAGTAACTGCAGCTAGTATTCCGAAGGTTGCGTACCGAGACTGCTTCTTAACACCAGAGCCAAAAGCACCTTCAAGTGAGCCATCATAAGCCGCTCTTAACCTGCCAAAAGTTTCATCTCTGACTCGTTGTGGCTTTGTGAGCATGGATGTAAAATCCTTTATGACTAATAGCTTTCCGTCAAGGTCGCTGAGAATGTCTACCTGTTCTCCTGCTTTACTTTTGAAGCCACTTAATAGAGCTTGCGGTGTTAAAGTGTCAAGAGAATAAACGTGAGGACCATTGAAGCCCCGGCACAGCTCAGTCTTAGTACCACCAGGTGGGGCGACTACAAACATCCAGAGTGGGTCACCTGGCATTAGAGCAGATATGGCAGTAGCCAAGATGCAGTCTACTCCTTGCTCATCGCTGAAATACAACCACTTGTGAAGAACATCAAAAATCTGCTCTCGCACCTAAGACCTCTCTTAAGTTAATCCTTTTAGAATAGCATAGCGTTTTCGCCAGAAATCTTTTGGCTTGCGTAGATGACATTTACGGCACAGGAACATTAGATTATCATCACAGTTGTTTGAGCGGTCACCATCTATATGGTATTTATGAAAGTACCTATTCCACTTGTTTGCAATAGTATAGATTTGGTGGTCAGCATAGAGGGGAATTAAATCATCAAACCCAAAGCTGGAGACGCCGCATGCTTCGCACTTGCCTCTAGCTCTATCCCAGATTTGCCATCTTTGCCCACCGGCGGGGGTTCTTACTTCAACTGTCAGACCTGGAATTTCAAATTTCATCTTGTTAAAGTCGCTTAACTATATTTATATATTATAATTTTTTTTACTGTTGAGTAGTTAGTTTACTTTAACAGTATAAAGAGCAAAAGTAGGTTTGTAAAGAAAAAAGTTTATATATCTTTATACATCTTTGAAAACTGAGCAAAAATAGTTGAGATTAGCCGAATATCTCTTTAGCTTCCTGCATAGCTTTAGGTTTCACTTGAAACATCTTAACATAAGTTTTTGCCATATTGATATCTGCCCAGCCCATATAATATGTGAGAGAAAGTTCATTCATACCTCCAGCAACTAACATAGAAGCGCAAGTTGCCCTCATACAATGCGGAAATCCTGTTTTACCGGCAGGAGCAGGAAACTTGACATTGGCTCTCTTTAAGATAGTTTTTACCCTGTACCAGACACCTATTCGAGATAAGTTCAAGCCGTAGGGCTGCATTCTGAGTAGCTCGCTGAGGTCTTTGCGTAGCCTTTCTGGTATATGCACTGTTCTCGCTCCAGCTTTCGTCTTTGGTCTCCACTCGCCTCCCCTGTTCCTAGCACACTCAGCACAGTTGCACTTCTGAGCAGTTGGAATACGCAGTTCGCCTTCAGCAGTTATCCAAGTGCTGTTCATATGGCATAGCTCTGAAACTCGCAAGCCTAAGAACATTAGGCACTTGATGATAATACGGTCAGTTAAGTCAAGGCATGCTTTCAGCGCAGCTTCAGCTTGGTGTTCGGATAGCGCATAGTCAGCAGAATCTCCTCTACGATACTTCTTCAAATGTTTAGCTCCATAACAGATTGTCGGCAACGGTTTGCCGCAATCTCACAATACTTTCCCTCTATCTCTATGCCTATACACTTGCGGTTGAGTTTCTTGGCGCAGTAGGCGGTTGTTCCTGAGCCGAGGAAGGGGTCTAGGATTAACTGCTCATAGTCGGTTGACTTCATTATAAGATAGGATATAAGTGTTTCGGGTTTTTCGGTAGGATGAACCAGCACGGTTGGGTGGACTCGAGGGATTGATATTAAATTAGAGTCTCGAGCACCTCGCAATTTGGCATATTTCCGCTTACTATAAAGGATATATTCGCACCTTGTACCGTAATCATCCAAATCCCCACCTGCAGTAGCCCCTTTATCCCAAACTAACATTCGGATAGTATTAAAACCTGCTTCTCTAATTGCCAATTTCGCCACATCCAAAGAAGCCTCATTACAGAAAATATATAAACTACCATCTACGTCAAGTAATTTATCACCAAGCCAATTACGAGGGAATGATTCATCGCCTTTCATATATTCAAACTTCTCTCTGCGATGGTTACTGCGATAATTAATCCCATACGGCGGGTCAGTCAGCACCAAATCCACTTTCGGCAATTCAGGCAATATCTCCCTGCAATCTCCGTGATATATCGTTACATAGTCGTCTTGATAATAAGGTTCAGTCATTGCTTTACCTCTTCAACTTTATCCTTCCCTTCCTTTGGTTCTTCTTTAACAGGTTTCTCAACAGGTTGCTCTTCTACACTCCCACCCTTAGGTGCTTCCGACTTCTGCCCTGCGGTAGTTATATGCTCCCTAGCCCCTCCAAGCTTCAGCGTAACTATCTCAGCTGTTTCATCATCAAGGTTAAAGTGCAAGCAGTGGTATGGTGGTAAAGTGAGAATACAGTAGCCGGTCTTGTTGTACTTTGGTGAAGGATAAGGGAAAACGAACTCAGCACCAATCATATCGGCTATGTAATCCCGGCTCTTGAGCCCGCACCTAAAAAAGAAGCAGTGCTGGGCTAAATCAAAGAAGCGCTTGTTGATATCCTGTACCCTACGAGTGGTTGCCCATACGCCTATCCCCCAGTTCCTACCCATGCGGATTAAGCCGCTAGTGTAAGGCAGCATAGCTCTACCTTGTGCAAGGTATTGTTCGGCTTCTTCTACGATTAGCGTTACGTTGCTACGAGCGAATAAGCTCTTGCAGATATCTTCCAGCTCATTAGGAGTTTCACGCTGCGGTATGTACCGGCATTCATCTGGAAACATGGAGTATTGGTCGAGTTCAGAGAGGGTCGATAATCAATATATCCGGCTCTGCAAGGCTAGCTAGGTACCTTAGGAAAAAAGTTTTACCAGTTCCGGGAAGTCCCGCAACGCATATCCTATCGGTGCTTTTGATTTCCACCCTCTCATCACCCCCTTTGTGCCTATAGTTTTGCTTTGGCTATTCCTCAGCAGTAGGCTCAACTACTAATCTCCTCTATAATCGGTATAGTTGCTACACATTTCTTCTGCAATGAGGACATTTTATACCAGTCTCATAATATACGCAGGAAGATATGTTAGCACCTTCAAAAGCAATAAAAACACCCTTTTCGCACTTACAGCCACCCTCGTAATGCTTACAGTCTGAACAGATAAAAAGGTAAGTTCCATTAAATGTCGGCTGTGATTGTTTCTCTATTTCTTGCCCAATACTATTGCTCATCTATTCCTCCACCAATGGTTCAGTATTTGGATATCTTCAAGGGTCACCTTAAACCTCCTTCTATTACTACCATATTGAGGAAATACCCCAAACAATGAGTGTAATAGCAACACCCGCAAGAGCTATTGCTATAAGTATTAACCCTATGCCCTTAAATATTGAGTTCATTTGTTACCTCTTATCATTCTAATCCACTCTCCTACTGTATGCCAAGGGATAATTACCCTGATAATAGTGCCTATCTGACGACCACCAAAAGCAAAAAGACCCAATAAATGTAATGGGAAAGAGGAGCACCATAAAGGGTCGCAGGATTACTACATCACGCCAAGTTGAAAGCCAATTAAGCCAAAAATGTTTCCACCACTTACTCATTAGTTTCCTCTGTAGTAGGCTCAACAGTTACTTCAACTTCAGCAACCGGCTTAGCTTTCTTCTTTGCCTTCTTTGGCTTAATTTGCAAAGCTACAGATTCCTCTGCTAGCTTGACAACTGGCTCCTCTTTGAGTGGCTCTTCGATACCCAGCACTTCCCTTAACTTCTTCTCAATCTCTGCTATTGCTTCCTCGCTGTTATCAATCGTGCTGAGTATCAGTGGCACTTGCCCTTTGATGCCGAACCAAACAGCTTTCATAAATGGGTCATGTCCACCCCCACCGTATTTCTCAATGAGTTCGTGAAGGCCTTGGACTACACGATGTTTATAAGCCATTACTCTTCCTCCTTCGCTTCTACAGTTTCCTGACCAATAGCTCCAGCACCAAGTATCTTTGGCTTACCTGATTTTACCCAGGCGAAGTAACCCAAGCTCTTGCCTCCTACCATAGCTGTAGTCCCAATAGACGCTTGTAGCAGTGGGTTCATTTCCACTCCACATTGAACCCAAAGTTCTGCTAAATCGTTAAGCTCCATCTCGGTAAAAGTGAAGCCAGGGTAGCCGGTAAGCTCTGTCCCAATCCTCCCGAATATAGAGAAGGGTAGGCGAATTACGGCCGGATGCAAGGGTACCTTGCCCGCCCTCATTACTCTTTCTTCTGCTCTAAGCTCTCCTTCTCGAGATGGTAGTGGCTGAGCTAGGTCTTCCTCTGCTTCTCTGCCTTCAAATGGTGGTTTTACTTGAGCTTCGGGTTTTACGAACCTAATTCCTCCTCCGCTTGTCGGTTCTTTCTTTACTTCCACTATGTCCTCCTAGTAAAATGTTTTACCTTTTTTAATAACCTATTGGTATTTGCTAGCTCATCTTCCCAGATAATAAGAGTTGAGAAGCCATAAGCAGCAAAGTGATTAATTCTTATAGCCACATCAGACTCAGGATGCCAGTATCTTCCAAACAGCTCAATCAGACTTTTCTGGCCATCAGTGTTAAGAAAATCAGGGCACTTGCCACCTAGAATAAATTCACCATCGCCAACGTACTTGAAGGGCAGACTATTGGCTTGAAAGAAGTCGATGAGGAATTGCTCAGCTTTGTTGGGTCGTACCTGTGAAGCTTTAAGAGTTGCTTTAATTACTCCTGCTCTATACTCAGGGTCTTGCCAATGTCTTTTGGTAGCTTCCCCTATTCTATTTCTGCTTTCTTGAGATAATGGAGCTTGCTTTGCCCTAGCTTCCCTAATCTTCTTTTTAGTTTCCTTTGAAACAGGCTTACCAAAAAGAGGATGATTTTCGCCAGATATAGCTTCACTGATATGCTTTTTATGCTCTTCTGTTCTTGGATAGATTCCTCTGCCATCCTTTTTAGCAATCTCGCTCATTTTAGCTTTAGTTTCTTCAGACACTGGATGGCCTATACGTGCTTCACACATTCTTTTCCTAAATTCAGGGTCTTTCCACTTTTTCTTAAGTGCTTCGCTATCTTGTTGCCGTTCTTCAGCACTTAGAACTTGGCCTTTCCTTGCCATTACTTTTTACCTCCAAGTGCAAGTATTTCAGTGCTTATCTCTCGGTTAATCTCAGCTATCTGTTGCAGTGCTGTCTTAGCACTATGACGTGCCCCACCAGCAATTATATACCTCGTTGTTAAGTGCCATTTACAATCTTGAGGAAAACGGCTCATACTATGTCGTCCACCACATATAGGACACTTAACCTTCATTTCTTACCTCCTTGGAATAAGCTAAACGGAAACATCAGTGGTGGCTCTTCTTTCTTTGGTGCTTCCTTGACTTTCTCTTTCACTACTACCTCAGGAACCTCTATTTCAGTAACTGCTGGCCTTTCTACTACTGCTCTTGGTAGTGGCGGTATCCCTTCCCGCTTTATCCTTTCGTATTCACTACTCGGCACTCGCCACTGTCCGCCTAGAGGCTTTATAGCTTTGATACGCCCTGTTCTAACCAGCTCAAGTATCCAAGAGTGGCCGTAACTGAGCTCTCTGGCTATCTGAGCTACGCTGTAGTACTTACCGGCTTTTATCTCAGCTATCTGTTCAGCAGTAGCTTCACCTTTCTCTATTGGGATTTCAGCTGGCTTTTCTTCTGAAGGTGCTGGCTGAGTAACCTCTGTAGCTTCTACCTTTTCCTCCGCTTCAACCGGCTCTGCTTCCTTTGCCATTATCCACCTCCTTTGGCTGTATTATATAATATCTGATGTAAAAACACAAGTTCTTGTGGTAAAGTCTGGGTATTATACCTTCTACTATTTACAAATCACAAAAACCACAGTAATGTTATTTACAAAGGTCGATTTTAGTTTTACTCTAAAAACTGTAGAAGGAGCAAAATCATGACGAGCATACAAGGTACAGTCTTGAGCGCCCTCGGGGTCATCATAGTGGTGTTGCTGGCGGTCTGGGTGTTCCGGATAGTCAAAAAGGAAATACCTTCAGCGTAAGGAGGAAGTAAACCATGGCTCAAACTCAGAATATAGTTGGTCTATTCCTTATGTTAGCGATTGTTGTCGCCGGTGTTTTCCTCGCTGAGTGGCTAAAGACGAAAATGGCGTAGCACTAAAAAGGGAGCTGTAAAAGGCTCCCTTTGGAGGTTTAGAGTGAGAATAGACTGGGCGACAATGCTAACAGTATTCATAGCTATAGTATTAGCTGAACTGTTCTGTCGCGGTGTGTTCTCAGGTGGCAGTATAGGAGGCACACCAGCAAGTGTTGGGGCTACGACACATAACAATCCCGCACCAGCTGTGATATATGCAAATCCAATTGACCGGTATCTAGCTGAAAAATATCCAAACACTGTAAGATAGGAGGAAAAGATTATGGCAACAGCAGTAAAAGAGGAAGTATTTGAGTTAGGTCGTAATACAGTTATTTCAGGCTCAACTCTCATATCAACCGGTGAAAGAGACTTAGCTGCCGCAACTGTGGATTATAGCCCGCAGACAATCTGGGAGTTTCCAGTACCGGTAGGCCAGGCCCTTGTTTTTACCGGCGAGGACATCGTCTCAGCTTACCTAGAAGATAACGATACGGAAGCTGAGTGCATCGGTACCACAGTATATGTAGATGTGGTGGTGATGGACAGCTCCAAGCAGAATGTGAGGTCGATACTGAACCTATGCCAGTACGGTAATATGAAGGAGTTTGCAGAAGTTACCAAGCTTCAGCATCTGGATATTGCACCCGGTGACCAAGTCATAGCCAATGAAGGCGAAAGAGTCTGCTTCCGGGTCAACTCAAGAACCTCAGCTGAGGCAACACTTGATGCTTCTGATAGCTACTTCCGCCTGACCTGTAAGCGTGTCCGCCACACACTCTTTTAATAGGAGGAAAATATGCCAGGGCCGTTTAAGAAGTTGGTAAGCCTCTTTAACAGTGAACAAGAGAGAGATGAAGCCTACAGCAGGAAGTTGGCAAAGGATTTCGAGATTGCTGCTGGGCATAGAGTAATCAGGAAAATAACCCGTGGGAAAGGGAAGGAAACCCTTTACGGTTACGAAGTAAAACGAGTATAAGGAGGAAGAAATGCCGGGAATTATAGAACAGCCATTTACATTGTACCAAGATGACCCTGTAATATCGGTCGCAGATGGTGTAGCAAGCACTTGGTCAGACATCTGGAAGTATCAAGTGCCGATAGGGGTCTCGCTAATCATCAAGCCAGAGCACACCCTTTCGTTGTACCTCGCTATAGCAGGCCCAACTGAGATAGCTGCTGCTGATGCTACTTACAATACCGGTATGGTCAGGGTTGAGAAGCGAGATGCCAGCGGAAGTGATGTCCAGGTAATCTGCGGACCTAGAATCTACAGAGCTTTCAGACAGTTCTCAGATAGAGAGAGGCTTGCTCACTTTAACGTGCCTGCGGAAGGCGTAATCATTGGCGAGCGAGAGTACTTTGTTATGCTTGCTTATGATGATGGCACCATCAGCGAGACTGTCTGCTACTTCGAAGCACGCATCGCCAAGGTAAGAAAAGCCTTAGGGGCATAATATAAATAGTATAACTTAAAAAGGAGGGTAGGATAATGCCAAAAGTTGTAGAAGAGGCTTATGAAATATCCAGTATTGACACCACAAACATAACCGCGGCTGATAGTACTGCTAGCAAGTGGAGCGACTTGTGGAAGTTCCAAGTGCCTACCGGTGAGGCTTACATCTTAAAGCCATCACACCACTTCAGTGTTTACCTCGATGAGGCTACTGGAACTACAGAAGCTGGAGCCGGTGATGCTCGACTGAAGATTGAGGTTAGAGACCAGTCGGAGCACGATGCTAAAAGCATCTTTGGGCCTTCGCTGTACGCTTCTTGTAAGGACTTCGACAATGTAACTAAGATGGCAACGCTTGACCTCCAGAACGATGTATCAGTTGAAGAGAAGTTCTGGATTGTTGTCATGGTCTACGATGCGACAGCTCAAGCCGTTGCTTACTGCTACTTCAACCTTGAAGCTGTAAGAGTCCGGTCAGGTATATAAAAGGAGGTAAAGATGGCAAAAGTCATGGAAGAAACTTGGCCTCTTATTAGTAATGACACTACGGCGATACCAGCAGCTAACAGGCATGATGGGACGGCTGCAGGATGGGCTGATATCTGGGAATACCAAGTACCAAGCGGACAGGCTCATATACTGAAGACCGGTCACCATGTCAGCTTTTATATGAATGATGGTTCTGAGGTAACTGCCGGCAAGGGCTTTCTAGAGATTGTCGTTAAAGACCAGAGCAAGCAAGACGAATCAACAGTCTTTGGGCCTATTCTCTACGATGCTTGCAAGGACTTTAATGATGAAGAGAAGATGGCAAAGCTAAACCTTCCAGGCGGTGATATAGTCGTAGAAGAGAGATTCTGGATTGTCGTTAGGGGCTACAGCGACGCTGCTATTGACGAGTCAGCTAGTTACTTTAGCTTTGAAACTATAAGAGTCCGCTCCGGCATTTAGGTACTGGATGAGAATTCAGTATGTCGGCTACCAAATGAGTAGCTTGCAGGGGAGTTACTATAACGGTAGCTCCCCTTAGTTATTAAGGAGGGAAAATGGAAGAAAGAGTAAATAAGGTAGCAGTCGCCAATGTAATTATGACAACGGCGGACAAAGAATATCAATGGTCAGCACCTAAAGGGTGTGTCTGGTTCACACTGCATGTAAGAGATAACACAGAAGTAAGGTTAGCTATGACATCTGGTCACGTAGCTAGCTCTGAGCCACCTTACTTCACACTAAAATCAAACAGTGCATGGAACACTGACCGGCTTAAAATAGTGGTCAGTACCGGAATGTTGGTTTTCTTTGCTTGCGCTTCAGCTGGCAAAGTTATCGAAGTCTTAATAGGAATATATGACCCTGATTTGGATGCAGGGTAATAAAAGGAGGATGATATGGCTGCACCAGGAGTACTTTTAGAGAGCTTAGCAAATTCTAGGCTATACAATGGAGACGCAATTTTCTTTGGGAGTGATTTAACGGCTGGAGCTTATGGCTCGATACAGAGGCATGCAACAACTGCAAGGCTCGATTTGCTCACTCCCACCTACGGAGTAAGGTTTACCGATGGGACTAGTTACCTTGATGTAATACCTGGCACTGGCATCACATTTAACGGCATTGTAGCTACAGGTATCAGTTTCTATAATGCGACATTCGTGCCTGATACCAACAGAACAGATATAGCTCTAGAGATAGGTAGCAGAGCAAATGAGCTTGATGTTACGATGGCCGCTGCTGCTACTCAGAATTTTGACCCTGTGCAGATAAATCTTAATGTCATAGGTGCTAATCCAACAAGTACAAGCACGCTAAACGTAATATACCAACAGGTAACACATGACACCACAGATATGGCTAACCTCCGGCTAAAAGGTGCCGATTGGACTATGGCAATCAATAAGAACCTTCAAGATGCCTATATCTTTCAAGGAGAAATTGATTATGGAGCTGCTGCTACTTCAGTTAGTGGTGAGTCTGGAGTGGGGTGTTTCACTTTAAATGCTGGCACAGGTGCTGTTACCGGTAACTTACGAGGAATAATAGTCAATGTAGCCGGTGCCGGTCTACCAAGTACTACCTCAATTGGAGTAGAGGTAAGAACTGATGGAGGTAGTGCAGTACTAGCCGAAGGGATAAGGATATGGTCAGTAGGAGCTAACTCTATTACAAGTGGTATAGAATTCCGTGGTTCAGTTACCGAAGGGGTTTGCTTTGACCAAGTAACTTACACTCCAGATGCAAGTAGAACAGATTTTGCCATAGGAATTGGTAGTAGAACAAGTGAGCTCACTGTTAATCTAGGAAATGCTGCTAGTCAGAACTTTGAGCCATTTCAGATGAATATCAATTTGACAGCTTCAGGAGGTGCTCCTACTAGCTCAAGCACAGCTCGCCTGCTTCGTATTAGGTCAACCCACGATACAATTGATATGCCTAATCTTACAATAATGAATATCAATACCTACATGGATGTTCGGAAAAATATGGAAGCTGCTTACGGGCAGATGAATGGTGTAGACTTCTACACTAATGCGGTCGCAATTACTACTGAAGCAGCGGTAGGAGCATTCAATATGGAGTGCAATTCTGCTGTTACAGGTAATGTTAGAGGTATAATAGTTAATTTGTACGGAGCTGGCTTACCAAGTACCACTTCGATAGGAATAGAAGTAAGAAGTGATGGCGGTGCTGCAACACTAGCTGAAGGAATAAGAATCTGGGGTGTGGGCACCTGCTCTTTAACTACCGGACTTAAAATGCAAGGAACAATAACCAACATCTTTGACTTCACGAGTATCGTAACTGCTGTCTCAGAGGATAACAAAGCTGCTCCAGATAAGGCAGGCAGCATAGCAATCCTTACTCCTGCTGGAGCAGTAGCCTACATCAACTACTACGATGGCACAAGAGCATAACTTAAAATAAAAACTCCTTTTGGAGAGCGTGAAGTTCACGTAAGCAGAGGAAAGAAGTAATGGAACAGGTTCTTGGAGTGCCACAAACAAACAGAGAATTATGCTAGGGGATAAGGAGGTAAATAATGAATGCTAAAGAATGGAGACCGCAGGTACTAATCGGAATGTTGGTTCTGGGCGTTATCGGCTACTTCGGTATGACAATGGGGTTTGACACTATTGCTGGCGTTGCTGTCGGCGGAGTAGTCTCAGCTGTAACCGCTCTGAGCCAGAACTCGAAGGTGCAGTAATGGGCGTAGAGCAACTACTGATACTGATTGTCGGGTTAAACGCCGTGAGCATTGGTACTGTCGGCTTGATGTGGTTGCGAGTTGGAAGGCTTGAAGGACGCCTCAACAATGGTGATTACCTCCGTTGCCCATTTTATAAGGGCGGGCATAAAAAGGAGAAGTAGATGGCTTGGCAGACAATAGCAGAAGGCACTACGCTTGAGACTTTGCACAATACTGTAGCTGATAGAGAGCTACCGAAAGGTACACCTGTCCGCTTTGAGCTTGACTTAAACCAGCCAGTTGCTCGTCTTTTTGATTTAGCCGGTGCTGAGTGGATATTCAAAGGAAGGATGCCGGAGGGGCTAGACCTGGTAGATGTCCACAGCGAAGGCGATAACAGAGTGGTCATTGAAGCAGAAAGCGACCCAGTGTGGATTGTTGCGCTTGCCGGCTTTGTCAAGGTTCACTGGCTCGCTATCTCGCTAGTCTCTATAGGCATATTCCTTGCTCTTGGTCTCCTAGTTATAGCTATAAAGGTAAAATCACCAGAGGAAGCAATTAGTGAAGCTAAGTGGATTTTCATAGCATTGGCTGTTATAGCTGTAATGCTATTAGCTGGGTTTGTAACTTATAAGAGAGGAGGTACGTGATGATAACAGGAAGTTTTACTAAGGTCGAGATACCGGCGATGGTGAAGCCGGGAGCAACTATACCTTTACGAGTAGCGTATGTAGCAAGCAATCCCGGTGCTAACTACTGGTCAACCTGCATCATGGCAAAAGTCGGGATTGGTGGAGCTGAAACAATGAAGATAGTCAGCACTACTCGAGAGCTTGGGCAGGAAGGCGGGGGTGAGCATACTTACAACCTTGGCTCCATGCCTAATGAAAGGATTACCATTCAGCTGAGGCTACTCGGACACGATGAAGCTGGTCACCAATGGGTATTAACAGATTGGAGGAACTAATTGGCTTACTCTGTTGTCAGTTTGGAGGTCCCAAGCAGCGCAATAGCTGGGAGCAAAGTAAGTGCAATGATTCGGATAACGAACAGGCACACTGCTCCCATTCAATTTGCTGCGATTGGTATTGTTGGTACCACTCTCCGCTTTATTGATTGGCAGAAGGCGTGGATATCAGCGAACACCAGCTATAACTTCTACGGCTCATTCACCATGCCATCCAGTTCAGTAACAGTTAATGCTTATAGCTACTACTTTGATGAGGATGGACAGTGGAGAAGCGACGCATCAACTAAGAAGTATATTGCAGTAATCGCGGCTGTCGTTGTGTTACTCGCTAGAGCAGAAAAGTCAGTAGGCGTAGAAATTGCGCCACCTCCAGCGCCTGAGCTCTACTTGCTTGATAGCCGTGCAGTAGAAGTAGGCATACTGCAAGAACTATACCTGCTTGCTCGTGCTGAGAAAACAGTAATGCCAGATGCAGTAGGGGTAATCCTACTTGCTAAAGCAGAACAGTTAGTACTGCCTGGAGATATCACGGGTGTGGTACTGCTTGATAGCGCAGAACAACTCGTGTTGCCAGTTGACGGATTACCGCCGCTGCCACCGGAAGATGAAGTCAATTGGTGGCTATGGGGCTCAGTAGCAGCACTTGCGATATTGGTTGCAGTAGGGGTAACAAGGAGATAAATGATGCTGGAAATAACCACTGCAGTGTTAGCTATAGTAGCTATAGTAGCTTGTGGTAGTCGTTTATTGAAGGAGGGCAGATAAAGTGTTTATAAAAGGTACCTCATTTAGATGTTATAAGTGCAAAACAAGAAAGGTGCTTAAGAGAGCGTCTCGTAAGAGTCCAAGGTGCCCAAAGTGTAAGGGCATTATGACTTACGGGAAGTAAGGAGGGTAAGTAAAATGCCTAGAAAAAGAAAGACAAAAGGATTTAAGATGCCTGTAGGTCTCTTCCCTTACACAACAAGGATTAGTGCTGAGGAAGATGTAGCTAGGTTAGCACGAAAGCTACCTCAGTTTAAATTCAAGATAAGGCGTAAGGGCTTTCTATTTGATATCTGGGGGTATAAGAAGTAATGTGGATTGTAGCAGCAGTAGTCATACTCGCCGGTATTGCTTACTTTGCAACAAGAGCTAAGGCTGTTGAGCCTGAACCTACGCCGCCTGTTGAGCCTGAGCCGCCTATTATTTCACCTCCATCTCCACCTTTGCCAGAACCTGAACCACCGCCTCCGCCTGTAGTAGAGCCTACTCCGCCACCTGTACCAGAGCCGGAGCTAAAGGCTCAGTTCTATATGCCTCCGACTGTAGAGGCAAGCGTAGTGAAAACCTCGATTTTACGTGTACCTATCAATAGGATTACCTTCTCATGCCTTATTACCAACAAGGGCAATGCTTCAGGTACTCATACTTTTACAGCTCGAGCTTATTGGAACAACGGTACAGAGGCAGACCCGACTCTTAGTACTACTGTATTGAACGAATTCTGGGATAGGACATATACAATTACCCTAGCACCGGGTGGTACTCATAAGTGGTCTAAAGTAGTTGATGTCTGGCAAGGCAAACGAGCTACGCTCAAGCTAAAGGGTGATTGGGAAGATAACAATACTGCTATAGGAGTAGTCGTATGAAAGGACCTTGGCTGTTTGCAATACTGGTGACACTTGTAGCTTTGCAAACCTATATGATGTGGAGAGAGCAACGGAGTGCCTGATGAGCGAGTGCCATTCTATGACAGCTTGGAGGCGTATAAAGTGGGAAGGCATGGAAAGGGTCGTAGGTACGAAGCTTGCTGTTACTGTGGCAGGAAGCCTACAAAGCTGTACGCTGGTAGGCCTATCTGTAAGGCTTGCTGGCAGATGGTAAGGGCGGGAGTACCGCCAAGGGAATAGGAGGTGAATTATGCCACTGAAATCGTTTAGATGCTCAATTTGCGGAGCTAGTGCTCCAAGGAAGTACCTTGAGGAAAGCAAGTTTGCCAAGCGCATGGCTTGGCTGCGCCGGCACAGGAAGCGCAAGCACCCTACAGCTCATAAGAAGAGTGTGAGGAAAGCAGTAAAGGCGAGGAGAGAATAATGTTACCTAGAAGTAGGTATGCTAAATCAATGCTCACAGGTACTATGCGTGGTTTTGTTATTAAGCATAAGGGAATATTTCTGAAGGCTATAATAGCTTTCGCTAAGATTCTTCCTGAACCAAAGCGAGAGGACTGCAAGCGACCGAATAGTCCTGTGTTGTTTGATATTTGGGACAGGCTTCTTAAGCATCTAAGCCTTGTTAGTAGGATACCATTATTCAAAGCTGCTCGTAAACTTCATATAGCTGAGTATGAGCATGACCCTTGGGAGAGTGAGCTCTTTGACTGCTTTGTAGAAGAGTTAGTGATAGCATACCTAGACGGGGCTTATCAACCTAGAACAATAGGGAGACCGGCAGCTTATTGGAATGAGCCAATAGCTGAACAAGAAGCTAAGCGAGAAAAGATTAAACAGTTGCTGAGGAGGGAATAATGGCTATATATGCTCATTGTATGAGGTGTGGAAAGTACCATAGAAGAGGAACTAAGATATTTAGTCAGCATAAAGAATATCTTGGAATGTATATTGACACTGCAACTGGCAGTAGAATACCAGGTATGAAAGTACCTACAACGCCAAATGGGTTAGCAAAACATTTTAAGCTACTAACGAGGTGAACTTAATGAAAAAACTGATTGCTGAAATAAAGAGCATTATAGACTGGTATCAATTCTTTTTTCAGAAGTCTAACAGTTCCTAGCGAAGTGTTAAAGGAGGGGATAAATGGGAAAAGCACTAGCTTATAGCTTTATCAACAAAGAGACGCGAGAGAGGACAGCTCGAAACCTGCGTAAGAAAGGATATAAAGTGAAGGTAAGAGGAGAATTTATTATAACCAACGCTAGTGGTATAACAGTCCATCAAGCACGAGCTGAAAGATAGTTAGCTTAACACTCACAAACTGTTATCAGACACACTGAGAGCCAAATCTAGGGGTATGGAAAGGATTACTGGATGAAAGGGTTGGATATAGCTGGAGCCACACTGAATTTGCTAGGCATAGTCGCCTTAGTGTTCTTTATTGGCTTCATAATCTACATGGAGAGAAGGAGGGTATAATGTCAATTTCATGGACAACTGTGTGGAGTGTAATTGTAGCACTGCTAATCCTAGCACTCATCGGTACTTTTCTGAGCGGGGCTAGGAGGACAGCATAATGGCAAGACGGAAGATGTATAGGTTAAAACTAGAGAGCTTCAGTGGACTTAAGTATGAAGCACTTCAACTTGGGTATTCTGTTAAGGATGCTATAAGAGCTGGAGTGCAGTCAACTGAGAAACTACTTACTATTGAACCAGTGAAGAGAAGGAAGAGAAAGTAATGCCACTCTGGCTAGTTATAATGGTAGCAGGTGCAGCCGGCACTGGCTTTTTATTCCTAAAAGCTAGGGAGATAGAGAGAGCTGCACCTTACAAGAAGATTAAGCAGTCTCAAAAGAACGTGAAGAAGGCTGCTAAAGCTGTAGCAGCACGACCTTCAACTCTAGCAGTGCATGAGCCTTTAACTAGCACTGAGCCGGTACAGATGAGCAAGGATATGGCAAGCAAAGTGGCAGCAGATATAGAGGAGGTTATGAGTAAAAAGGGACTATGACAGCAGGGGTGCTAGGGTAAAACCGGATAGCGCTTAACTGCCGAAGCGTTAAGACCTCGCCCTCCCGTGTGGTATCCGGTCTGTAATCGGGGAAAACTGCGAAGCCAGGGACGCAGTTTAGCACTCCTGCTACCTAGGAGGTTAAAATGCCGGCGGGAGTAATAGCAGGAACTATCATAGGTGGCTTCAGTGTTTGGGCTGCAACAAGAGACGATAAAGGCAATGCACTACTTGAGGAAGTAAAAACAAAGAAGCCGCCGTTCTACAAAGTAATCACCCTTGATATGGCTACGGCTAGGGATGAAGTGGAGTTCAATGAGGTAGCTGACTTCATCCTCATCGACAACCAAGACGCTTCAGTCCCATGCTATATCAGGCTCAACGAGAAGGGCTTTGATAAGCTAGATATCCGCAAGTACTCAAGGTTTCAAGGTACTTTATGGCGCTTCTTCATTACTAACTCTGCAGGTAGCGGTCATATTGACTTACTCCTGTGCCGTGGCTTGGCATTTCTAGCTGAGGAAGTAGAAGCGGGAGCGGAGAAGCTTCTACCATTCCACACTCTACGCAGCGATAAAGACAGCCACTTCACCGGTGCTATAGCTCAGAATGCAGTAGAAGAAGAAAACCTTACAGACCTTATTGGAAACAAGGTCAAGATTACAGGCATTATTGTCTTATCTGACCAGCAACTGGATTACCGAGTTATCTTCTATAGTACTGATGGCTTTGCCAACACTGACCTCAACTTAGATACTCTTATCAACGAAGTAGAGCTCGACTTGCCTAGCTATGGTTTCCGTATCGCCGGTACGGGTAAATACTGCATGGTTGTTACTGGCTTAGATATCGACTATATAGACGACGATGCTAGCGAAGAGCTTCATGTAGCACTGCAGAACTTATCAAGTACTTCAAAGACAGCAGGAGCTAACGGAGAAGTTATCCTGCGGTTTATCTATGAGGAGAGAGACTAATGCGTATTGACCAGATGTTAGCGCCTCATACCATGCTTATGATACACGGTGCAACACTGCACGGTACGCTTGACGATGATGGAGGTGAAGCTTGTGATTGTGGTTTCGAGTATGGGGAGACAGATAGCTATGGAACTACTACCAGTACTGAGAGCAAGGGGACGGGTGAGACGTTCTCTCAAGTACTTACCGGGCTACTGCGAAATACCACCTACCACTTTAGAGCACTGGCAACCAATGTAGGAGGAACTGGATACGGCGATGATGCAACTTTCACAACATTTTAGAGGAGGAAATAATGCCAGACTGGACAGCTGAAGAGAATTGGCCTGAAGCGTGGGCTGTAATTACTTTCTCTCCTATCGTAGTTGAGTCCGGAGAGTACATTGTATATGTCGGCGGGGTTACTATCACCAAGTTCTATAAGTACAATCTCGACACGAACACCTGGACAGAGCTGACGGACCCGCCTGCAGCCCTTTATGCCCAGCTTAGTATGTCTCCCGATGAGACTAAACTGGCCGGCCATGTAGCCAACGGCACTCAACTATTTATCTATACTATCTCTGGTAATAGCTGGGCGAGTAGTTCTGTTGCTCCACAGATGAATGGTAATAATATCATGATACAGTCAACTGTGTGGGCCGATGATAATGACACTGTGTGGTGTCAAGTACGAGCTTCCGTTGGTGCTACTTTGACAGTCAAGTTCTTCAAATATGTAGTGTCGATTGACACTTGGACACAATACACTAATTCAGTAACGCCTGCTACTCATAACTCAATATGTTTATGTATCAATACTGCTGGAACCATATTGTATGCTGGTCAGTGCGGGGCGACTTACCGAGCTACTACTAAGTACACCATAGCTACTGATACTTATGGTTCTGGTCCAACTCTCCCTTCAGCATATTATTTTACCCTCTCTGCTGACCAACATAAGCTCTGGTATGGACCTAAGCGAACTTCACCAGCAGCTCATGTTACAATCACGAACTTCGTCAACCCTGATACTGAGGGGTTTGAGGGCGTTTTCCCTGAGCTTGATGCTGCTAATAAACCAAGCAACCTCTCAACTGGAGTTTATGGAGTAGTCGTTGCGATTGCGGACTATAAGATATCTGAGCCAAAGAACTGGTCTTATATAATAACACCAGCTACACCTATCCCTACTGTAACAACTGACCCAGCTACAGCAATAAGGTGAGGAAATGAAAGTAAGTCAGATATTACCAAAGACGAAAGTAGCCGGGATAGCACCGTACTTTGAGCTACTGGAGAATGACCAGACATACCCTGCCGGCATGTACCGGTGGATAGCTACCGGCGATACAGTGGTTCTTCAGAGAGCCTTAGCAGTAGATTGGAGCTCAAGCAGAGCAGTCTTCACAGTTGATAGCGCCGGTGCCATTACCCTTGTCAGTGCCTTAGATATGGGCACTAACCTTATCAATAACGTAGTAGACCCGGTATCAGCTCAAGATGCAGCTACTAAAGCCTATGTGGATGCTGCTATCCTTACCAAGGATACTTTCTTAGAGCTTAATGATACGCCTAGTAGCTTCACTGCTAATAGGATGGTAGCTGTCAATGCTGCAGGTAACGCTCTTGAGTGGAAGACTGATGCTCAGATATTAGCTTTGCTCAGTGGTGATGCTGATGCTGCCTTCGACTGGAATGACCAGAACTTAACTGGGGTAGGTAGTGTAACTGTAGATGCTGCCACAACTTATCCTATACGCCTATCAGGCACTATTGATAGTGGAGCGGGTATCTACGCCACTCACAGCCAGACTGCGGCTTGCTATGCCGGTATCTGGTATGCGCTTACCTCTACAGTTATATCTGGCGATGTTACTGCTATAAGAGGTATAGCTACAGGTAATGCGGCTAGTGCTGGAGCCAATGTCAGAGGCGGGTACTTTGAATCTAAAGCTGGGGCTAGTAAGTTTGCAGCTATGCTTGAAGGTGCTTTATTCCATGCCGACTACTCTGCTGGTAGCGTAACAATATCAGGTGATGTCAGAGGCTTTACGGCTCACATAAGCCAAGGAGCTAGCCTTAGTGCTGCCAACCTCTATGGTGGTCTTATCAACATCCAGACTAGGGGCGATGAGACTATTGCCACTGATGATGTCGGGCTGATGATAAGGAACGAGGCGGTAGGTGGAACTGGCAGACAGATGGATGCTGGTCTCAAACTAGCCGACCTAAATCTTAGTGGTGGGGTTAAAGGGTTTGGCTATGGCATAGACTTGAACGGGGTGAATATTGCCACTGCCGATATTAGGTTTGCCAACGGTGAGACAATAACTGGGTTAGACGATACACCTGTAGATGCAGCTACGACTTCAGCTATAAGTTCTAACTGGGCTTTTGACCAAGGAACTGTAACTAGGGAACCTACAGGATTTCCTAACCTCACAGATACGTCTACGCCAACTTTCTCATCTTCAACGATAACACTGGCAAAGACTAATGGTAGTTTTGACTTTTATATTCAAGGAGTGAAGTTCGCCAAGACAGCGAATCAGACAGTATCCCTACCAAACGGCGATGCTACTGATATTGGAACATGGTACATCTACTTTAACTCATCGGGTACTCTTACAGCTACAAAAACAACTTCATGGGATATAGCTGCTGCTGATGATTGCTCTGTGGCTGTCCTCTATTTTAACGGGACAGCCGGTAGGATATGTGATGAGCGACATGGTACAGTTATGGATGCCTCAACCCATGACTTACTTCATTACACAGTAGGAACTAGATATGAGTCTGGGCTAACAGGAACTTTCACTAATCCAGCGGCAATAGCCGTGGCTTTGGGTGTTATCAATGATGAAGATTTAGAATATGCTATTGGTGCTCAGACACAGTGTATTCCTTTCTATCATAGTAGTGGGGTTTACACCTTCGCTGCTGCCCAAAACTCCTATGTGGTGCAGGTATCCGATATATTACAATATGATGACCTGACCGACCTTGCCATAGTTCCCAATAATAGTTACGTGGCCTATTGGATATTTGCCACAATGGACACAGTAACCCCTATATGGGTAATGCCTGGTCAAAGGACAGACGTTCTACTCAAAGATGCTAGGGCGAATAATACTTATGAGTCTTTGTCTTTGGGTACACTACCGTTCCCCGAAATGAAACTGTTGTATAGAGTAATCTTGCGGAGGAGTGGTACTAGCGAAACCTATACAGAGACACAGGATTTAAGGACTATTTCTAATCTGCCTGCTGGCGTTTATTTAGCAACAGTCCATAGTTCTTTGACTGGATTACTCAATGATGACCATACCCAGTATCTATTAGCTGATGGGACGAGGGCATTGGCCGGTGCTTGGGATATGGGTTCTCAAAATCTGACTAATGTTGATATAGATAGTGGGACTATGGATGGAGTAACTATAACTGCACCTGTTCTTGATGGCACAGTTACCAATACTGGTGCTACCCTAATTCTACCAGCCCATTCTATCGGTGGCAAGTTGACTGCTGGAGCTAATGAGATAGAGGGTTCTGCCTTTGACATAGATGGCGGAGATATAAGTGCTGCTACTATCTCTGGAGGATTAACTTGGTCTGCTTCTCAAAATCTTGGTGCTTATACTCACTTTATAAATGAGACAGCCAACGCCTTTATGACCTATGGGCTTACCATAAATCAGGGTGCTGCCGATAATGAAGCGCTAGCCCTAAAGTCCTCAGATGTTTCTCATGGTATAACAACTCTTGCAGAAGCGGATACATTTGCAACTTTCAAGAAACAAACCCCTGCTGCTGGTGGGTTAGCAATACGAGGCTATAGAAGCAGTGCTGCCGCTCCTTACCACGCTTTAACTCTGGAAGGTGTGCTTGGCGAGGCGGCTCAAACTACAAAAGCCACTGACTCATATGGCATTATAAGCCTCTGGGCATTTATTCAAAGTGGGAGTACTTATGGTGAGGTTGGTGCTAACGGAAATCTGCTATCAATAGTGAATTACGGAACCACTCGTTTCATCTTTGACGCTGAAGGAACAATACATCTTTTAACTGGTGATAATGACCTTGATATGCTTGTCCTATCAGGGACTACAGGAACACCTACATTAAGTTGGGACGAAGACCCAGGCGTGTTTGTCTTTAACCAACCACTAACCGTGTCTGGCGATGTTACTGTCAGCAACCTCGTCACTGCTGGTAATGTAGATGGTGTAGATGTATCAGCTCATGCCGTTGCCAATACGGGAGTGCATGGAATAGGAGCTTCCACCTTTGCCACTGCTGCTACCCTAGCTACCCATGCTGCTTTGATAACTGGGGTTCACGGGTTGGTTATAACGGCAGGTAAAACTTTTACCCTGACCAATTCGCTAACATTATCAGGAACAGATGCCAGCACTTTGAACATAGGAACTGGTGGAACGCTTGGAACTGCTGCCTATACAGCAACAACGGCTTATGAGGCTTCGGGTGCAGTCTCAACTCACGCAGACCTGACTACTGGAATTCACGGAGTCGGAGCTTCAACTATAGCTTCTGTAGCTAATATAGCTACTCATGCCGATAACACAACCACTGCTCACGGTGCAGTTTCGGCTGCTACTGCTTCAAAGATGGTAGTCAGAGATGCTCAAGGACAAGCCAAGTTTGCTGCCGCTGCTGAGGCTGGAGATGCTTTAATAAAGGGAACTAGAGTTACCACGGCAGAACTCCCAGCTATGACTGATGAGAAGATATGGAAGGGCACAGGGGCTAGTGTTGAGGAAGTGGATATGCCTAGCGGAGGAACTAAAGAGTTCTTTGTGCCAGTTACGGGCTGGTGGGGAGGGACACCCGACCTTGGGCTAAAAGGTGCTCTCATAGACGGAGCGGGCAAATATTGCTCAATGACTATTCTTATTCCGCAGGACTTTACTGCGATTACTTCACTTGAAGTCATATTTCTGCCACAGGCGACAGGAGCTGGAATGAACGTCACCATTACCACTTATTTTGGTGCTTATGCTGGTGGTGAAGCCTACAATGCTGGCAGTGAAACTGAAGCCGATAGAGCTCTGGGGGCAACTGTTACCGACCAGAACCTTGCCCATGATATCGCAGACCTTGTAACAGGATTAGTTGCAGGTGATGTGCTAACAGTTACGGCAAACCACCGTGCAACAGCCGTTGCCACTAACAGTTATGTTAGGGGAATAAGATTTAAATATAGTTAGGAGACTACAATGGCAAAGAGAATTAAAAACCCGATTATAGTAACCATTACCAAAAGCACAGATGAGGACGGAAACCCTGTAATAAAAACTGAGGACAGATATGGTGTTGAGTGTGATGATGGGTTGTTTGAGAAGAAAGCATTTGTGCCTGCGTGGAGCAGGAACTCAAAGGGCGCATTTAACACTATTCTACGAGAAGCAATAAGTTTGGCTGAGGAACACGAGGAAATATCTTAGCAGCTAGTTGTAAAAGACCGTAGCTTTGTGTTAAAATACAGATGGAGGTGCTAATAATGAAGGTCTTTAAGAATACGGTAGTTACCGGCTACGACGGAAAGCCAATCAAGCTCCCTTTTAGAGAAAACGAGGGAGACCCAATGCAGTTTAGGGAGGCTAAGCTAGACTTCGTCTTGCGGATTATCCTCAACAATGCCCCTATCAGCACCCAGAACGACTCAATACAAGGGCAGAGACTAGCGCAGGCACTTGATGCAGCTAAAGGAACTATAGAGCTTGAAGATGGTATTCACGACTGGCTGAAGCCGATAGCCGAGAAAGCTACTCCTCAGCTGTTTAGAGTAAACGGTAATGTCGTCTACAAGTACATCTGTGAAGCTTTTGAGAAGCCACACCAGCCGGTAGAGGAAAAGAAAGTAGAGAAGGCTTCATAACAGTTCTACAACAAGTGTTAAGCGCTTTCCTTCGCCAAAATCTGCTCTTGTGCCTTGGGTAAATCCCTAGCACAATCTGCACAGATAATACGGTCTCTTCCATCATCCATTACGATTAGAGCAGCCATTGCTCCACAGAATGACTTATCACAGGCTTCACATTCGTGCGATGTAGTCCATCTACTGAGTATCTTCACTTTCTATTCCCCCTCGTTTTCTTAAATGCTGTAAATCCACTAGCACACCACCACCCATAGAGAAATGCAACTATGAGCACAAGGAAAAAGCATAAAAGTAAAAGTATATCAACCCAGATAGGATTAGCCATTATTCCCTCCTCTTTAACTTATTATCATCTAGTGTTAAGCTAAAAACTATCCCACTCTGGTAGGTTATAGAATGTACCTGGTTCCATATCCACAACCTCTATAAGGTATTTATTACCAACCTCGTCATATTCTAGCCCACCCTGAATTTCATCCCATACTGCCATTCTATCTATATAGAGTGGGCATCCTCCCCCATCGCCCTCGGTTACTTTCCAAACTTTCATACCTTCCCTCCTTCAACTTAGTATATGGCAGTGAGCATGGTCTTGTATCTGCCTCTGCTCCCACCGTATCTTCTTACCGGGAAACATGGAGGCAATAAAACATTTCTCCCACTCAGCGAACTCTGGCCTATGCTCCCTTGATACCATTAGCGGTATGCCACAGGTATGGCAGATGGTTAAGATAAAGCCATCTGTACTATTGTTTAGCTTGCATAGTTCGCACATAGTATCCTCCTTTAACAGATGTCATTGAACTGTTAAGCACCTTTAAGCCGTTCTCTTAGGATAAAGACAGCTGCTTCCAGCTCATACCCTGGAACAAATAAAGTGTCCCACCTCTTCGGAGTCCCTGCACATGCATGCCAACCCTTACCCAGCTCAAAGTGCTCACTATCCATATCGAAGGACTCATAACCGGTAGGTCCACCTACAAGGTAGAACCACCAATGGAAGCCAGTCCCATATTTAGCATAGTACTCGAGATTTACGGTGGACTCTTCGCCAGTGATGCAGTTGGTCCTAACACATGTTGTAGTGCCCTTTCCATAGACTATGTCTCCTGTAATAGGTTTCATATTGCCTCCTTTAACACTAGATTGTCAACTGTTAAGTTACTTGAGTTGCTTCTTCCACAATTGTTTATCGCACATCGGTTGGTCAGTTCTTCTACCGCTGCGACTTGGGCAATTCCAATCACGACCCTTTATCATATGGTCGAAATGCCAACCGGCAGCTATTAGAGAAATTCCTACCTCATCTTCTAATATAGATGTTTGTATCCAGTCAAAACCCATAGCTAGAGCTGCACGAGCACAAGCCGAGTAGAGTTTACTACATACATGGCGAGTCCCATCAGAAACAAGACGAGTCACTTCGGCAACTCTATATTGGTTTACTTCTCTTGCTACTGGTCTGCCCACAACGGCAATTCCGTGAATAATATTCAACTCATCTTCACAACCAATGGAAAAGCGATGACCAACAACACGCTTATGATGACGGTGTAATTGCTCTATCATTTCATTGGCTTGTTTTAATGTCGCTGGGAATAATCTTAATTTCATCTTCCTTCCCTTAACTGTTCATATACTATTGTTAAGCGCTCTCTAGATATTGCCGACCTTTATCGGTCAAATAGTAATAGCTATTATAATCATCATGCCACGGTGCTCTCACTAATCCCTCAGTTCTTAGCTTACCTAAAAGACCACCTCCAGCCATAGGCATCATAGCGCCAAAGGATGCACCATTACCGCACTTATGTATTCTCTTCCAGCCATCTGAATCTGGCCACATCAGCCGAGCAAATTGCTTAGGGCTATGTATTTGATTATCTCTTATAACTTCTAATGCTTTCTTGAACTTCACCCTCTGCTCTCCTTTAACTTACTAACATGTATCGTTAAGGCTCATCTACTAAAGTCACCAGCAGTTGCCGAGTAGACTCTGTTGCGTTAAAGCTATGACCGTCTCTATCATAGCTGTAGTACTGGGGCAAGCCTACTTCCTTGAGCCACTTCTTGAATACCCGTCCGGCATCCCCCGGGGTTAATAGCCTATCGCTAATCTCGCAACTCTTATTATCCAGCATCTCAGTTAGTGTCATCATGCACCCTCCTTCAGGACTTCAATTATATCCTTCGACTCTACGTTTAAGCCAGCTTTAGCTATAACTACCTCACCAGACAATCCCATCATGGCCTGTGCAGTAATAAGTACCACAACCGGTATTGCTGCTGCCGGATGACTTATCTTCAACCCTACCCCTCCTCTTGGCGGTGGCAATAGCCCGGCTTCCATAATTGTCCATCCTTGGAGCTTCTTAATGTCCTCTGGCTTAGTTATAACTAGCTCTGGCACCGGCTCATACCTCCTACTTTATTTGACCCACTAGAATGCAAATCTACGGGTTTATTTGGCTTATCAATGGTATTGTACCTTCTTTTCATTTAACCCCTTTTAACACTTGGTAGTGAACTGTTAAGGCTACCTGTGTGGTACTCCTACAAAATATATTGATAAAGTAGGATTTATAACCTAACAGTTGTATGATACAGTTAAGTAAGTACAAACTACTATGGTAAGGCCTGCTCCTTTACCGGCTTGAACTTTACTCGGTACTTTCAGTTTCACCAGTCTTCTCCTGTTCTTTAATTTCCTCAGCAGCTTCTTTAGCCGCCTCTTCCGCTCTCAAATCATCAGCACAAGTGCCACAGATGTTGCTGTCAACACCTTCTTCAATAGGCTTGTTACATCGAGAACATGCTTTAGGCTTAGGTTCTGCTTTTTCTTTCTCTTCAGCTTCTAGTGCTGGCATACCGAGGTACTCTGGAACGAATGGCTTCACTGGAACCCAGAAGAGATGACCGGCATCACAGCTAACATTAACAGCAAGCCCAGCTTTAGGTCCTTTGCTGAGTTGCCCATGCGCTTCACAGATAGGGCACTTACCGGCATCAAGCAGCTCTATCTCCTCTTCAGTAAGCTGCCTTTCGCCCTTGCCTACACCTGCTTCTGTTTCCTCAGCTTCAGTACTCCAGATGTGCAGGGTAAGCCTCTCGTCGCCTCTGATGCCTTCGACCTTTACTGCATGCTCGACTACGGATATCTCCACAGTCTCGCAGCCGGCAGTTGCCAAGCTGAACAGCGCCTGGCTCATTCCTTTTAACCTCACTATTACTTTATCCATTACTTTACCTCCTTGTTTTTCTCTCCCCCTTTACCAGAGAGGGCTTGCCACCATTTAACTATTCTGTCCTCATTCATTGCGCTACGTAATATAAGGTTGCCATCACCATCACGGGTAAAAAGGCGTTCCTCTATCTCTCCAAATATCTGCCTTATGGCTTCCTCTATCTTTGGCTGGAGTAGGGCAAGGATTTGGCTCTTTACCCGCTCCCTGTCTTCACACCCCAGTCGCCATACTTCACCGTGAATTTCTGTTTTAAGTAAATCGTCTATCTTCTTCTCCAACTCCTTATCATCCATTTCTTTTCCCTCCTTTTCTCTAATAGCCAGCAATCAAGTAACATCAACCATAAACCTTAATGCCATAGCCGCCAATTGTGTAGCCTCTCTGCGCATTTGGTCAATATCGTAATCCTTCTGCTTCTTTCTTATTTCGCCCTCTAGTTCCAGATATTCTTCCCTGATAACACCCCAACCCTCGTGTGCATTGTGGAACTTGTCAAACTCGCTAAAAGCTCTTTCGTATTCCTCTCTAATCAATCTCAACGCACTTATCTTATCCATCTGTATTTCAACCTTTCCCATTTGCACGCTGGGCAATTATAGGCGTGGTATCCATCGGTTCCTATGTCGTGCTTCGTATCGGGTATCTGTAATTCTTCTATCTCCTTAATCAATGCCTCTATGTGGGTACGGCACTCGGAAACCTCTAGCGTTCTAAATTGTTTCATCTTATCCCTCCTCTATTCAAATATTTTATACATCAGGGAGTACACTTGGTTTCCCGCCTTCATAGAAGGGCATTTTATCTGGCTTACCAAAGAACTCGTGAAGTACTATCCAGCCAAGAACAAGGGGGTAGACAAGGCAGGTGATAGCAGTCGCCAACAGTATGCGCTTTCTGCACTCCGGTAAGAGTTCCCAGAGGTGGAGAAAAGTACCAAGTATATCATCTTTCCGCTTGCCCATAGAATACCCCTTGAAAAAGCTTTTAACCCCCTTCTCGCCTATTCTGTGTGGTCTCATTTCTACTTACCCCTTACTGCCCCAGCTAAGTCATATAGCATCGTTGCCTTGAACGGTAATTCATCAGCTCCGCTTACAATCTCAGCAGCTTTGGCTAACTGGTCGCTCTTATCCCAAAGTTCATGCCAGTTGCCAACCACTGAAAGCAAGTGAAACTTGGCGTGCAGCTTCTTAACCTCTATTTCAAAAGTATCGTAGAGTAGGTCGTTACCGGTACGGCAGTAGGCTTCATAAATCTGCAAGCACCTGTCGAGAGGTACTCTAACTTCGTCTAGAAGCTTGCAGTAGGCTCCTTCGCTTATCTTCGAGTCGAATTCAGGGCTCCACTGTGGCAGAGCTATTTTCACCTTAGCCTCCTACCTTAAACCTGATTACCCACACCCACGGGTTTTTGTCCCAGCCATAGCCACGCTTGGCATTGAGGGAGTCCCATAAATCTATAAAGGGAAGAATAGTCATATTTTGCGTTCTGCATCCCTCGTCCCAAACATCTTGAGTAGTTATCTCCTGCA